AAGTAAGTAAAAGTATCAGCAATATTGCCGTATCTTTCTCCTATTTTTACATCTCTTCCTTCTTTTATTAAGTGTTCTTTTATCATAATATTTTATATATACGCTTTACTTTCGGTAAGCCAAAATTGTTCTGTTTCAAATGCGTCTTCTTTTAATTTTTTAATAGCCTTTTCTGCACTTAATTTGTTCAAAAATATTTCATACGTGTCAATTGTTCCTTCGGCAAAACAATAATAGATTATCCAGATTTTTTGTGTTTTTTCCATTTTATTTTTTAAATAATTTTAGGGTGTAACCATCATCCTGAAAAGAAGGTTCCATACTCTCGGTTTCTACTATAGCTTTAGCTAGTAGTTTTTCTTGGGTATTGGCCTGATGTGTTACATACTCCCTACCTCTAATTCCTATTATTTCAATTCTAGTTATTTTGTCGTAATCAATTTTCATTTATTTAACCTATAAATTGAGCGATTGGCATATTATTAATGGCTTCAGCGAATTTTGTCTTTCTTGGTATGTATTCTCCGATAATATCGACTTCTGGGTTATAATCATAAACGCTTAAAATCATTTCAATTGCCTCTTGTTCTGTATCAGCTTTAACGTCTGCAAACATAGGAGGCGTAATATGCCAAGTGTGTATATAAAAATGGCGTTTGTCATAAAAATGAAATGTTTTATCGTATTGTTGATAATTACCGATCTCATTATCATTTACATATAAAGTAGTTTTAGTTAAAGCGTAATCAGTGGTAGTTTCTTCTCTTGTAGTTTCTTTAGTGAATTTCATATTTTTCTTTTTTCTATTGTTTTTGTTGTTATCTTGATTATGTATATATTATATCATAAAGCACAACAAAAGTACACAACTATAATATATTGACAATCAATACTTTATAAAATTTATATTAAACAATATTTAAAATTTAACTTTTTTATGAGGGCTTGTCCCTCACTTATGGAGCTTGCCGACATAAGTTCATAAGTGTTTATTAATGAAATATTTATGAACCCTCGTTCCTCGGGTGCCCTTCGGGCAAATCTAGTATTTATAAAACTAAATTAGATTGATACGAATTGAAATTCGTTCTTGTGGTTTTAAAGGAAACTAGTATTATTATACTAAACTTTTGAAAACCTGTCAATCTTTTAATGCTTCTAAATCTTTGATATTAATGTTTTTTATATGCGATTGATTAATTCTGCATTGAATAATACCATTCAAATAATTATCAGACATTAAAACACCTCTAATAACTTGTACATATAATTCAGCATAACTTAATTCTCCTTTACTATAACATATCATAAGAATTTTCCTTGAAAAATTTTCAGCACCATTCTCTTCTAATAATTTTTTTACATTATCAGAACTACCAAAATAGTCTTGCCAATCTGATTCTTTTATGGTAATTCTTTTTCTTTTTTTACCTTTTAAAGGAGGTCTTTTTTGTTTAATGAAAAAGTTTTTTTTGCCTATATATTTTTTTCCAGTCAATAGGTCTGTTATCTCGTAAACAAAGCCTACAGCGTTTTTAGGAATATCTACTGAATTAAATTCTTTGTCTTTAAAAAACCAATTATTCTTCACCGTATAACTCATCGCTATCTTCCCTGTACTCATCTAAGGGATGGGCACAACAGGGGCAATAAGCCGGTTCGGGATTTTCTTCAATTGAATATAAAAGATCTTCGTCCTCTTTCCAGGTTATAGTATATTCCATTCCGCAGTTGTCACAACTGGTAATTACTTTATTCATTATGTGTTCTTCTAATTAATTTTAATTTTCCTGTTTTTTCATTTTTTAAAAATATGTTAATATTAGAATTTTGTTTGACAAATTCTATGACATCTATATTTTCTTTTTCATCTAATAAAGATACCCACGAGTCAGGTTCGTATTTTTTATTTAAGAATCTTTTGAAAATATCAGGTGATACATTAAATGATTTATACTTCTTTTTTCCTAAAGGCATTGCCTTTCCAGCTACAGCTGTAGTAGTCATACTCATAATAAATTTATTTTATTGTTATATTTCTATTAGTAACTAATATGATTTTATTTGTTTTAAAATGAAAACCTTCATAAACATCTAATCCGAATATTTTACCTACTGGTGCATGCTCTTCGATTTTTATAACTGAGTTTCTTTTAGTTTCATAACAATCAATATCATCATTTAAGGTATAAACGCCTTCTTTTATATAATTAACCCCTTCGACGTTTTCTTGGTACCAATTATTATCTTCTTCGCATATTAATTTAGCATTTTCTTTTATTTCTGGATATCCAGCCTCTGCTAAAACATTAAGCATTTTTTCTTCACTTATTTTGGTGTGTTCTTTTAAAAGAAATAATGCCGCAGCATAATTTGTAAGAACTGATTTGCCCACAAAAGGAATCTTTTGCAATAATCTACGAATATTAAATACTAATTTATGGAAAGTATTATACGAATTACGTTCTTTAGATGTTTCCGGTTTGCGTAATTTATTTCCTTTATCATCAATAATACCATTTTTAAATGCACCAGTCTTTCTCCAAGGCATGGTCAAAAGCCTTAAAAATCTCATTCCATATACAAAATCTACGGTGCCTAATAATCCTTCGTTTAATTTTTTCATAATTCTTCTGTCAATCTTTTAAAGATATAATAATCTGTTTCTATTAAATGATAGTCAATTTCGTTAATATCTTTTTTTAAATGTATGTTTTGTTTTTCTGGTATTTTATTAAGAAACAATAAAAAGGCTTTTAATGCTGACCAGTATTTCTTCTCTGTTTTAAAAAACAATAGTCTAATAACTGATTTATTCTCAAAAACGTTATATAAAATAATAATATGATTTAAAATTAATCTTTCTTTTAATTCGTTATTAGAAAAATAACGAGAAAATAATTTATTAATATAAATGAATCGACTGATGTCTTGTTTGAATTCTTTTATACTTAAACAAGTAGGATTTTCATAGTTCCTAGCTGCATAGAACTCAAAATTTTCGTTAGTTATTTTCTCGAATAAACCCATAAAAAGATTTATATTATTTTTTTATAATAAACAGCCCCGATTCTTTTACGATCTTTCCACCAAATCTTTTTTGTGTTTGTTTCGCAACAGATTCTTCTAAGAATTGTGCTATCTTTCCTTCTTTCGTAAAAAGATATTTTCGGTCGTTATAAAGTTTCCAATCTGCAACTAAAAGTCTTTCGGTAAGTCCTTTAATTTTTTTGACTACTGGTTTAACTTTTACTTCTTTTTCTTTAGTTTTTTTCTTTTTATTGAATATTTTCATATTTTTTTATTTATTAAAAAAGGCATACTCAAAATTAAGAATATGCCTTTAGATTGTTAATTTATTTTGAATTTAAGAGATTAACCACTTTTCGTATTTTGCCTTGATTTCTGAACTTTTCATCTCTTCAGTTATATCACAAGCTTCAATGAAATTAGGTAGTAAAACATCGTCATTTTCTTCTGTTATAATAGAAACGATTTTTTCTAAACGGCTTTCAAAAATAGATTTTATGCCTTTACCTTTAGGTCTGTGTGTACCTTTCTTAGGGTAATAAATTTTTACCGGATTATTACTAACGAAAACTAATTTGTCATCATCATCAATACCTGCGAATGTCAATAATTTTTTAGTTCCTTGTAATTTATTAAGAATACCCAATTTGATATCACCAGGACGATTTGCAGAAAAAATTCTTTGTAATTCGTGTTTTTTAATAAGTTTAGCTTCTTTAGCAGGATCTCCGTTTGTTCTTCTCCACGCTGATTCCAATTCTTTAAATGGAGCGTTGCCTTCTGCTTCTGGAATCATTTTTTCTTTAGCAGATTCTTTATTATAACCAAGTTTCTTTAGTTTCTCTTTAAATATTTTTTTCCTAGCATCAATGCCACTAATAACTAATTCTGGCTCTTCTACCTTTTCTGCGATTTCTTTATTATAACCAAGTTTCTTTAGTTTCTCTTTAAATATTTTTTTCCTAGCATCAATGCCTAATTCTGACTCTTCTACCTTTTCTGCGAAATCATCAGTTTTAATAGTTACAGGATATTCTTTTCCTTGAAACGTAAATTTCTTTTTTCCGTCTTTTTTTGCTGCTGCTGCGGCATAAGTGAAGTCACCTTGATCTTCATGTTTTATTTTTGCTAAATTTTCTTTTTTCATGTTTTTTCTTTCTTATTCTTATTAAATTTTTAAATCGTTTATAAAATACTTATTGCCGTCTTCTGCGACAATAAAATTAGTTTTCCTTTCAGATATTGTCAATACATCTCCATTTAAATTTTTTACAACATCTCCTACATTGAATATTTCTTTATTAAAATATTTTTCTCTTATATCGCTAGATTTTAAATCAACTTTAACTGCCTCGGTTATACCTAATCTAGTCCTAATTAAATTAAACATTTTACGATCATCTTTAAAATCAGTCGGTAGACCTAATTTAAATGTTTTAAAATCATTATTTACTAACGAATTTCTGATTTCCGATGTATTGGAATTATTTTTAATAGAAATTATATTTATATCTGTATTTAATAAATGACTTTCATTTAAATCTTTATTTTTATCTGTAATAATTGTAATTTTATTAAAACCTTCTTTTTCTATTTTATTTAAGGCTTCTGAAACATTTCCAATTGACTTATCTTCGATTATATTACGGGAATGTTTAGGAAACATTTTTCGCATTATTTTTATTTTTTCGGAATAGTGTAAAGGATTTTTATTAGAATTTTGTCCAGTTGATGTGTATATACGATATTGGGCTTTCTCTGATTTAGCAATAGACAAGGTTTTTTCAAATATCACATTATCATTTTCTGTAGGTATAGAAAAATCTTCAAACACTAAAACTAAATGTTTGTTAGAATTTGCAAAAAACTCTTTAAATGATTTTATTTCCATGTCTTTATTTATGGTTTATTCAGTATCTTCATTTGTACCATCATCATCATTTGACAATGCCGCAATTCTTTCTGCCTCTTTTTGTTTTATATCAGGCAAAAGTTTTTTAGCAATCTTTTTAATTGCTGCGGATTTTTTGCTTACAGCTAACTCAATTTTTTCTAGTGCAGAAACACCTAAATCTTTTGGATTTTTGCCTTTTAGAAGTTTAGCCTTTATCATTTCTCGTGCTTTCTTTTCTGCACGCTGTTTTAATTTTTCGGGCGGAGCTTTTTTCTTTAATGCTAATTCTTTCTTTTTTTGAATTTTTTTAGCATTCCTTTTCATTGCTTTTGCAATAGCCTTTCTTCCTGCTCTGCTTAAAACTTCATCTATTTCTTTTTCGTCGTCCATTTTACTCTCTTTTTTTCTTTTCTTAGAATTGTAACATAATTGTCCATCACTATCATATTCGTTTTCACCAGATAGTGTTTTAAAATTAATTTTAGATTCTTTTACTCCGCTTAAACGAGATCTTGCCTTTTTAATAATGGCTTGTCTTTTTTTAATTTTGTTTTTTCTTCCAGTAAGCATTTTTTGCTGCTGAAAATCTGAGATATCGACATTTTTATTTTCATTCAATAACTCTAAAATTTTAGCTAAAACTTTAACCATCATTTCTACATCTGCAAAAGCATTATGCCAATTAGTAATATCAATATCAAATGCTTTAGCTAAATCTCCTAAACGCGATGAATATTGAATACCTTTTTTGGTTTTCTTTTTCATCAAAGCAGTCATAACTGGACGAAGTTCTTCACTATCCAATTTTTCAAGGAAAGGAATAAAATAATCTTGCGAAATTTTTAATGTATCAATTACTTTAGTTTTAGGTACTTTTAACCCAAATTTTTTAGCTCTACCTGACAAGTATTTCATATCAAAAGAAGCATTATGTGCAATCATAATAGGATTCTTTTGTTTATTGATAATATTCAAAAACTTTTCAATCATGTCTTTTTCTTCAGTAAATTCAGCAGTTTTTGAATAATACTGAGTCATTTGAAGAATATCATTTAATGTCAATGAAGGTTTAGTCGGTGATTTACCAGCTGCAACTCTTTTAGCATTTTCGGCATCTTTTTCTTTTTGTCTTGCTTGATATTTTTTATAAATTTCTGAATTTACATTGTTGTCCAACAGATCTTTAATTTCTTGAGAAAGATTAGCTTTTAAATTAAATTCTTTTATGGTTTCCATGGTGTCACCATCGACTACCCAAGCACCAATTTCAGTCATAAGTGATATGTCTTTAAAAGGATCAAAACCTGTAGTTTCCGTATCAAAAAATATAAGTGTTTTGCCTTTAAAATTTAAATTATCTTTTAATAAATCAGAAATAGATTTATAACCTATCGCTTCATTTAAATTTAAACAATTTAACGCCTTTTCAATTAAATTATTTTCATTCATATTTTTTTGTAAGGTATTAAATAATTTTTCTGTATTTTTAAAACCTCTAATTATTCCTTTTTTAAAGAGTTCAATGTCATCATCTTTTACTGCTTGACGCATTTTAGAAGCAGACATTCCTGACACATCATCTGAGTCTGGATCTCTTTGTCCTGCTGAAACTACATCGAATTCTTCAAAATCAAAAAAACCGTGTCTCCCTTTTATTCCATTATATTTAATATGACTATTAAAAGAGTTCAACCTATCTTCTCCAACTACTAGCGTAATAGAAGTATATCCCATATCATAAATGGCCGGTAAAATTTGCCACATTACTCTAGGACCAGAATATTTTTTATTATCCCAAAAATTGTTTTTAAATTTTGGAAACATCGATTTTAAAAAATTAATTTTTTCGTCGAAATATAAAGGGTTTTTTTCTTTATCTTGAGATTTACTAGGAATGATCGCCATATCAGCATTTTTACTTTTGGCGATCTTGTTAACCGTATTTATTAAAAGCTCATGACCTATATGCGGAGGATTAAATCTTCCAAAATTGAAAACCAAATGTTTTTTCATAATATTTATTTATCCCAGCCTTTTATTATGTCAGCATTAAAATTAGCATAAGAAAATTCCATTCTGTCAACTAATTTTACCGCATCATTTGTTAATTTATCTGTGGCCACAAAACCTTCACCTGATGTTACTTCGAATCCGTTTTTAGTTTTTAGAAAACTTTTCATGTCACTAATACTATTTAATTTTTCAATAATCATTAATTTAATATCAGTTAATTCGTTTTGTAGATCAAAAATCATTTTTAAATTTTTGAGGTTGTTTTTAGAAAAGAAACTCATTGCCTTTTCCTTTTTTTCAATATAAGGTGCTTTGCCTTTTTCAGTTTTTCGTTTATCTACTTCTTTTTGGAATTTTTCTTCTACAAATTTAATAATTTTTTTAGTGTGAGAATTAGTATCTTTTATTCTTTCGCCTTTACGTACAAGACTATTATTAAAAGATTCAATTCTCATTGCTAAGTCTGGGTTGTTTTCAATTTCTCTTATAGTAGACCCTGCAATTTTTCTAAATATTTTTCCTGCATTACTTAATTTAGCATTAATAACATCTGTTTCTTTAGCGGTAAAAGATGCCTTACCAGAAGCGTTAGTAAATTTTGAAGAAATTGCCCAAAGGGTTGGAGTAGAATTTATTTTTGAAAGATCTACTTCAAATTTGGCACTCATTTCTGGAATAGTTTTTCCTTCATATGTAGTATGTAGAACTATTCCCATATTACTTGATGCTATTTTATTTCCTAAATCTGAATTTTTTGGTATGGCATACACGATGGTGTTTGGATGAAATGTAATGTACTCATTACCATCTATTTTTTGATATTCCAAATCATCTTTTGTAAACATCATATCGCCTTGAACGATATTTTTAATGCCTAAAGGTTTCATTTCAGTATATGCAATTTTTAATTTTTCAGCAAGATCACTAGATAATTTAGTATCAGCATCAATATCGGCATAAGACTTATAAAACTTAGGACCAGTTTTAGCAAATAATCCTTTTTTAGCAATAAAAAATTCACCATCTTCAGGGTCAGTTCCAGCAAATATTGCTGGTGCACCATCAAATTTTTGATTTATTTCTACAGGGTTTTTAGCATTACCAGAAAGAATATCTCTAAATTCTCTGAATGCATTTATGACCATTCTTGTTCCTTCAACACCACGCCATAAAATGACTTCTTCCGCATGAAGAAGATGGGTATTCTTACCATCTTTAGCGCCTTCTTTTATGTATTTTTTAAAACTTAACATGATATTTATTTTATTTATACTAAAGGTTTCGTATAATCAATTTTATTCTTCGTAAAATAAATTAGTAAAACTAGGTGTAGCTATTGCCTGAAATTGTGGTTCTGCAGTTTTTGAGCCTTTGTATCTTATTTCAATATTAATTAATGGTGACTTATCGTTATAGATAGTATATCTAACTTTAGCAGCTAAATCTTTTCCTCCATCCCACTCCCAAGGTTGGTCAATCGGACTACCATTTTTATCTAATGTTTTCCCTAAATTTAATCTATTCTTTTTAAAAACCTTTGATAATACTTCGATTGTTTTAGGAAGGTCTTTAACTTCTGCGGTATCTACAAAAACACCTGTAGCAGTTTTTCTTCCAATACCAGTAAGCAAATAAAATTTAAATTCAGCACTATTTTTGCCCATTAACTTATTCAAATCCATTCTAAAAATAAGTTCTATGAATTTTTGACAAAATGTTTCTTTTACTTTAAACAATTCATCGTTAAATGTTTTCCAAAATATATTTTTAGTTGGACCTTTACCTCTAAGTCTGTCATTAATCCAATTGTTGTCAATTTTTTTAATTAAATTATTCTTTTCTTTTGAAGATAGATTTTTAATATTTTTTCCTGCAATACCAATTATTTTTTTATCATTACTACTAAACTTAGGATAGTCTTTTATAATATTATCAAAAAAATTGATCTTAGCATCTTCTATATTTTTTATGCCTTTACTACTAATAATACCTTTTAATCCTGACTTTTCACCTGTAATTGGTTTATTAATTAATGTAGGATCATCTGCTTCTTTAGAAGGTTTTTTCTTTAATGAAAAACCATAATAAATTCCGTCTTTTCCTAATACCACCATGTCGGATGAATTATAATCTTTTATACCTTCAACTTTAGGATTATATGGTGCAATTTCGTTATCCCAAGATTGACCAGTCCAAAATACCTTTTTTATTCCTCCTGTAATATTTAAAATAGCATTTGCAGAAGATATTGATGTGGCTAAATCATACCAATTTTCAGTGAATTGTTCTAACAATTTATCTTTTCCAGTTGCACCAATGATATTACCCCATTCTCCCTTTGCTCCTTCAATAATTTCTGCAGCTTGTTTAACATCAATGTCAGTTCCATCGTGTGAATATTCCATTAAAACAAGGCAACAAACTAATAATTCTTGAGTGCTTTCTGATATTTTGGTTCCACCACCTTTACCTCCATATTCTGGGGTTTTAGCTAAATCTGATAAACTTATTTTTGGATCAATAATTTTAAATCCAGCGCCGTCTGTTTCAAAATAATCTTTAATGAAATTTTCTTTATCTTCTGCGTTAGAGGCGGAATAAACGATGTCTCCTAATTTTATTTTCTTAACGACGACAGTATTAGCATCATTTTGTATGTGTTTTACAATATCACCAGAACCCCAAACTTTATTGGCAAAAATTTCATAACGAAGAATACCACTGTTTGGCCCTGCGTTGCTAGTAGTTTTCAACGTTGCATTACTCAATGCTTCATTCAATACTTGCAAATTTTGTTCTTTTATAAAATTTTTAAATCTTAACATACTATGATTTATTAGAAAAAAAGCTGATAAACAATTATCAGCTTTTTTAATACGTTTGTAGTTTATATTATTTAAATTTTTACGCCAAATACAGTTTTGATCTTATTTTCTTTAAATGTTGCGGAAATTATGTCTCCTATCCCGGTTTTCTCGTAGGTTTGCGCAAGATCTGTACCATTATAAGACAATCTTTCTCCATCTCTCATAAACTGAATTGTCAAATGTCCGTTGTTTGGAATTAATTTGTCGTCTACATAGGTGCTGTCAACCTTTTTCCGTGCAACTTTAAAATCTTTTATAACCCTATTAGTTTTTAAATTGAAACCATACAATAACGCATATTTCCCTGGTTGCGTGTTACTTACAATAAATACGCTTTCTTCGCTAAGACCTATTGAAATAGAGAATCTTTTAAATTTACTCTTTATATTGCCTACTGTCATTTTTTCTAAACCGGCGTCAGCTGAACCGCTTTTTATACTTTCCATTTTATCTATGGCTAGTTGAGGCAAATCTAGTTCTGAAACAAGTGTCGCTTTTTTATTTTCGTTTAATATTTCTTTAGCTATGGCTATTAAATTATTGTTCATGTTCATGTTATTTATTTTTAGTTTAATTTACTTACTTATTTATTTATTTATATTATGCAAAAAGACTAATTAACTCAGAGATATCAGATTTGACATTCACTTCATTTGCACCTGCCATCATATTGAAACCTCTTTCTGCTTTTCTAAAATTAGCAGTTTGTTTAGATTTACCAGATTTTAACATATCGACTACTCTCAATCTATCATCATGTGATAATTGAAGTCCATCAGCTACTTTAAAATTATCTGCAAGTTTACCAATAAACTCATAAATTTCCTCTTCAGTCGGATTGATGTCAATTAAAAAGGCCCTAGTTCTTAATGCGCCGTCTGGATCTAATTTATCTGGGTCCATATTGGATATGAAAATGACCTTACCAGTAAAGTTAAAATAGCTTGGTATTTTTCCATCATCCAATAAGTCCTCTATAGATTCATAATCTTCTGGTTCTGCAACATTTCCTCCAGCCTTACTCCAAGCTATTTTTCTGACCTTTTTAGTATCTGTTGCAGCTTTAAATAAATTCCTAGATTGTTGATCTTTTAATGCATCGTCTGAATCATCAAAAAATAATATTTTATCATGGTATTTAGCCATTAAACGATAAATACCAGCTGCTGATGCAGAACCGGTATTTTTAAAATATTCATTTCCGTCTGTCAACCCTAAATCAGAAAGAGTTTGCTCAACATTAAATGTTTTTCCAATTCCACCTCGCCCAGCAACAAACAATGCATTTGACGCACCTGAAACAACTAGTCTAGTTAAATCTTGCAGATACTGAATTTGTTTTTCAAATGCGATTCTTTCTTTATTATCTTCAAGTTCTTGAGTAGAAGAAGAGGTAGCATATGTTTCTTTTGAACCACTACTGATTTTAGTTTTAATCGCACCAATATCAGCTAAAATTTGATCTTTGGCAGAAAGTATGATAGACTCATTTCCAGACGACCAAACAAAAGATTTTCCTTTTTTGCTGAAATTATCTGACATATTATCTCTGACATGTCTAAATATTTTAAGACCCGCAGATTTGTATTTTTTATATATCTTACCCTCTGAATTGCCTGCAACAATATCTTTTGCTATATTTTTAAATTCTAAATCAAGATCAAATGCCTCGTTTAAAGAAGCTCCTAATGGAGCAAGAGACGCACTTCCTTTCTTAATTTTTTCTTTACCTGTAAACAAATCAGCCATAACTGGCAGAATCTGTACTAGAGATGTATCTTGCTCAAATTCAAGGTGATATTTAGGTGTTCTACTTTTGCCGTCCCACATATCGACAGAACGTAATTGATTCATTGTACTAGATGTAGATACCCAATTAAATCTAATGGATTTTTTGTCTTTAGGTGAATAAAACCTTAATCCATACCCAGAACCATTACCACCAGAATAATTTTCTAAACCTGCTGAAGCAAAAAATGATTTGTCTACTTTATTCCTAAAATATTGCCCAATTAAATCTTTAGCTTTAAGAAGACTGCCTGTTGATAATTCAGACTCTGCTAAAAACTCTTTAAAACTTTTCAATAATTCCATGTTTTTTATTTTTACGTTACACTAACTAATTATTTTTATTTATATTATTTTACCAGTGAATCATGAAAAGAACTAAATAATACATTTTCTAATTTTTGTGCCTCTATTTCCCATGGTGTCATATGTGAATCATCGTACTTATCTTCAAAATATTGTTTTTTCCATCTACAACCAGGTTTTCTTACATAATCATATAATTCTTTTCGTACATATTGTTTTACGTGAATCATTTCATGGAAAATTGTTTTAAGAAAATTTTCTGTTGATAAGTTAGAATCTACACGAATTAAAAACTCTTTCGGATTACAACAATCATTAGTATCATTATTAACACAATCTCCGTAAACTTGTTCTTTATCTAGTAGTTTATAAATTAGATCAATTTCAATATATAGTGATCTAACACGAGGAATTAAATGTCTAATAGAAAACGAAATGGCGTCTTCTGCTAATTTTCTTTTTGATTTAGTGCCGAGATTAATATTAATTGTTATTGACATAATAATTGCGTAGAGTTAATATTACGTCTAATGCATCGTCAAGAGCATCATGTGTTACAATGCCTTCAATATTAGATCTTTTTTTACAGGTAGCTAAATCTGGTATACAATCATCTTTTTGCCAATCTACAAATAACATACCAGGATCAATATAACGATGTTTTTGCCAAATTCTTTCTTCCCATTCTGGAAGCCTACGCAAAAATCGGTAATCAAATCCGCCGAAATTTTTTCCTGCAAAATTTACACATCCAACTCTAGTCTTTTTATTAATAGGAATAGTATTATAACCGCAAGATTTCAACCAATTATAAAAAACCTTTACCACTTCATTCGGTTTGAGAAAAACATATTCGTCTTCGTAATCTTTATAATTTAATATTTTGTCAATTGTTTCTTTGTTTAAGTCTATTGCATATTGATTTCCAGACATTATTTTTTCTTCAGGATAAAGAATATAACAATGGAACATGTCTAGTTCTTCCATTAATTGAATATTTTTAGTATCTTCAATTGCCGCTCCAACTTCTAATATTACATTTTTTTCTGGGCATAAACCATTAGTTTCTATATCACAACTTACGTATCGCATTTTATTTCCTTTTTTTAATATTTAAAATTTGAGTAATCGTTACTGTCTTTTTTAGTTTTAGTTAAAGCATCTACACTAGAATTTGAATTAGTTGAATTATTAGAAGATAATCCATCCGATGCACTATTTTCAGTATCATACAAACGCATTTTTGCTTTTTCTACTCCAACAATAAATTTAGGAATTTTATCTTTGTCACCATATCTGGACTTTAATTGTTTTATCATGTATTGATTTGCCTTAGCAAGTTGTTCATCTTGAATGGCCATAAAGGCAAAATCTGCAGTATGAGCGATACCCCAAGATTCTGCAATATTTGTCAAATCTGCATCAGTAGAAGAAAACCCAGAACGATTTAATTGAACACCCGTCCATAGGGCAACTTTGTATTCTACTGCCATACCACGTAATTCTTCAGAAATCATCTTTAAATAACCATAAGAATCTGAACTATTTTTAGATCTTTCTGACGCACAAATGCCAAGATAATCTACACAAATAACGTCAGGTAAAAATTCTTTTTTCAATTTCAATTCATTCAAAAGGGCCCTAAAGTGACCCACATGGGCACAAGCAGTAGGGTATTCTTTAATCATTAGTTGACCTTCAGTTTTTCCACTTATTCTTTTTACATTTGACTCGAATTTTTCTTTTGTCAAAAACTTCAGATCATTTATTTCTACATCAAACAAATTAGCATCAATACGTTCTGCAATTTTTTCTTCTGCCATTTCCATTGTAATATAAAGAACATTGTAACCCATTTGTAAATATGCAGAAGATAAATGACACATAATTAATGTTTTTCCAACATTAGTACCTCCTAAAATAACGTTTGCAGTTTTACGAGGCACACCACCATCAGTAATTTCATTGAATTTTTGTAAATCAAACTCTATCCTTTCCTCTTTACGATGGTAAAATTCGTATCGCTCTTTAGCGTTAGAAATATAATCATGACCGACATTAGTGTCAAAAGATACAGACAATGCATCTTGCAACATATTAGGAATTGCCCCTGGCGCCTTTTCCTTATTGTCTCCATCAATAATATCTACAGATTCCATAATTGCTAAATGTAGTGCTCTTTCTTTACACCATTTCTCAGTAGTATCTAGCAACCAATCGTATTCAACTTTTTCGCAAACTTTAGATTGATTAATTAGTTCTAAAACATCTGGTGCATTAGGTCTTTCAAAATCTGGTTTTTGTTGATATTCTATATCTAATGCAGACGCAGATGGTAATTTATTGTATTTTGTAAGAAAAGACAAATACAAATCATATGCGACTTTATGATTTTTAGAGAAATATCGCGGTTCTAAGTAAGGTATTACTTTGCGACAATACTCCTCATTGTTCATTAAATTATTGAATATTACTTGTTCAAAATTTATCATATTTGTTTAGTTGTATAGTTATTTTGATTAAATATATATTATATCATAAAACAAAAAAAAGGTACACAACTATGAAGTGTTGTGTACCAATACCTTATAAAACATTTTTTAAAAACTTTTAGAAATTTAACTTTTTTCTTTAAGTTTTCCTATTTCAAAGATATTACCAGAACTTAAATAATCTGCTAAAACATCTCCAATATGTTTGCGAAAATTATTTGAGTTTTCTAGTTCTTGGTGCGTATATTTATCGGTTGAGTCAAGTATTTCGTAATCAAATTTTAAAACGCATTGATCGTTTTTATCATCTTCCATTACTGCAACTTTCCCAAATCGAAATTTGACATCAAAATACTTTTTGTCTGTCAACCTCATAGGTAGGGTTGACAGACTAGAATCTTCTTCTGTAATAAAAGAATTATTCATCGCTCGACATTAATTCTTCGACATCATCTTCAAGCGCCGAGTCTAATGCTTCCATATCATATTCGGTTTGTATATCTGAACCGTATTTGTATTTAGCAGTAACAAGTTTTTGAAAGTCTTTATCTGAAATAATAGGCTTCCAAAATTCTAATGAATTTGTATCTTTTGCTCGATGTTTTGTGGTTTCTATTTCTCCACTAATTTTGCGAGAATACCATCCATTTGAAGGCTTTACTACCCAACCTAATTCTAATGCAATCTCTAATAGACTTGACCATTTATTAATACCAGATGTCATATTTACCGAAAAGGCAAATTTGCTCTTTTCTTTTACAAATCTGGATTTGTGCACATTGAGAGTAAATTTATATCCAGTAACATCAGTACCATCTTTTTCTTGAGCTTTGCTAATTACGAAGATTTGATTTGCAGAATACTCTACGGCAGAGCCACCAGGGATAATTGTTTTCGGAAACAAACCCTGTTCTTTATAAACATGATTGATTACAAAACATGGAATATTTTTCTGAGCAATATGCGGAGTAGTGATACGGAAAAAAGAACGAATTGCTTTTGCTCTACTCATATCAGCTACTGATTTTTCATTTTCAGCATCTTCGACTTCTTTTTTTGAAGCAAGATTACCTAATGAATCTACCATAATAAAAATATTATCTTTCCGAGTAATATTTTCAAGTTTCTTTGCCATGTCAAACTTTAAATGTTCTACATGTTCAATTGGAATATGTAAGATTCTTGTTGCATCAATTCCAAATGATTTTAAGTATTGTGGGGTAATTCCATATTCACAATCATAAAACAAACAAACACCATCTTTGTACTTATCTTGAAATGCTTTTAATGCATACAATGTAAGACAACTTTTAAATGTTTTAGACTCTCCTGCCAGAATCGTTAATCCTGTGGTAAACCCTCCGAATAATTCACCAGAAAATGCCATGTTAATAATTGGAATTCCTGTTGGTATAAGGTCTTTCTGATTGAAAAAAGACGATTCACTTAATACTGCACTTCCTCCGGCCCTAGAGCCGGTTTTACTTAGTTTTTCTAATAGACTCATATTTTTATTTTTTACTGTTTGATTTTATATAAGGAGTTACCTCATAGAAACTATATTTATACAAAGAATTTTTCAATGGTATTACTATTTTCTTTAATACCTTGAATTTCTCGTTTTTTATTATTCTGCATAACAATTGTACTAGGAATAGCTTTACACTTACCATCAAGAAAAGATAATACACCAGAAGCAACATCAGCAGCCGTTGAAACTGGAACATTTTGACAAATATGATTTATAACTCTTTCTGGTTTATCTCCACACAAAATCATATCTTCAGGCATTTTCATAATCCTAAGACATTCTCGTATTGTTAAAAATTTCTGAGTATAAGGATTGATTAAAGAATGAGGTAGTACTGCAACAAAAGAAGGTATTATACCTTTGCCAACCATCAACCCATGACCCCAGTAATTTAAATTTGCGTCTAGTTTTTTCTGAATTACTCGGCATCTTTTTGCATTTTTATCATAACCACGTTCTTCAAACCAATTAGCCGCCTCTGCAAATCCACCTTCTTTTTCAATATTTGTAACGAGATTTACTGAATTTTCTATAACGTTGAAAAAATCTGAAACGTTAGAAGTACGTGTTTTATCTAATGCAAACTTAACTAAAGGGTCTTCGTTAGGATTGTTATTATTAACTAAAATATTCATTGGATCATCTTCACTGACTGGTTTCTGTAATATCGCTTCAATTGGCTCAACTTCCTTTTTCCAATAAGGAAACTCTACGCCTTTATCACCTTTTGTGAAGAAATAGAAAGATCTAGGTCTTTTTTGGCATAACCCATGAACCCTTGATTCAGTGAAATAAACGTTTAAAGAATAACCATATTTCAAACCAATTTCATGCAATTTCATTCTTACTTTTTCGCCCTTTTTAGTATAAAGAGCAGGAGCATTTTCTCCGAAAAATACTTTAGGTTTTACTTGACTTAATACATACTCTGCAGACGTATACATCCATTCATTAATTTCAGAATCAGCATTTGAGGTTACAGACAGCGCAGATAATCCTGCACAAGGACAAGTAGAATTTACTATGTCTACTTGTTTAGGTTTATGATTAGGTGATTCATCTAAAAATGTATAGTCTCCTTTCCAATTTTTTACATTACGCAAATATTCAATATGATGCGAGTCATTGGCCTCAAATGGTTTCCAACTTAAAACCTCTTCAGGTAATTGTCCTTTTAGTGCATCCATTACGCCTAATGGTAAACCACCTATTAAAGGAATAATAGAAGAATATGTGTATTTTTTATTCATAATGTAAGATATTGAGGTTCTGCAAAAAATCTAGTTTTTAAGTAAGATAATAATTCTAATCTTTCAGTTTCGCTCATTTTGATTTTATCGGTTTTAAAGTCGATCATAATATCATTTATAATGTCTTTGTTTAAGCTAAATGTTTCTATAACATCTTTAATATAACAATCATTTGCAACCAATGGTAAACAATCCATTGATAAAGCTTCTACAAATCGAAATATAGAAAATGTATTTTGGCAATATGCAGGTAAAATACAGGTAAAACGTGCTTTAGAAATATAATCTACATATGTAGGTCTTTCTACAAATGTGTCAATATCTTTAAACTTATCATAAACAAATATTTTATTATTCAAATTACCATTGCGTTCTACAAAGTCATTTACTAATTCAAAATATTTCTGCCTTTGTTTCTTTACTGACGTGTAACCAAAGACTAAATCATATTCTTTTGCAAACGGGCCTTGTTTACCGTGATTCTTCATGTAATACTGCATACTATCACATCGTTCTGTTTCTAACGTAGGTGATTTATAACCATAATAAGATTTAAATGTTTTTACGTTTTTAAAAGGAAACTTGCTAATAGATAATTCAAGGGGATCATATTTTAATTCATGAATTTGAGCAGACTCTCTTTCTGCTAATTTTATTAATTGTAATGTGTTTGCAATATATTTCCCATTTGACTGATAACGCATACTGTTGGCGGTTTCAAATACCTGAGAGTTAAAATTTCTTATATTTCCATTCAGACCTAAACTAGGTCCCATAATAAAAATAATTGCTTCTACATTTTTGATATCTTTGTACCAATCATATTCTGAATAAAAATCTTTCCACTTTTTTTCTTTATTGAAGTACATACCATTATATACTTGATCAATATACAAATTATTATAACGAAATTTCTTGTCAATTTTTATATGTGCTAAATCTTCAATATAGTTAAAACCCTTATCAGTTTTAATGGGCAAAGAACAAATAATATTATAATCTTTATATTCATTTAATTGGGCCAACATTTCAATTGCTGGAGTGATATACTTTGACGTCACTCCATAATTTACTGTTATAACTATATTTTTTTTCATTTTTATTCAAATAAACTAGGAAAAACGTTCATCGTATCTTGGTGTTCTTTGTAAAAATCAAAGGCCATTTCGCGATATTCATTTCTCATTATCTTATCATTTATAAGTTTTTCAATAAGATCTGCAGACTCTTTATAATTCGATGGGTCAAGCCAAATAGTTCCTGAGTTTTTACATTCTGTTAAAGGAATATTTTTGGTTCGGTGAATACAATAATCTCCGAATGTTTTACGAAAAATTGGAACTACACCTGTAGCTGCAACTTCGCAATGTGTTCCTTCTAATGACTTACCTACGTATTTCTTTTCTAATCTACTTAATTGTAAACCAAATCCGCACTTAGACATTCTTTCTAATAATTCTGTATTATTATAGATACCAAATACGCAAGGCAATTTACCATAAAATGAAGTCAAATCAGTATCTTCAATTTTTTTAACACCATGTAAACCGTATTCATCTAAATTAAGATTATGTTGTTTACCCAAATTAATAACTGATGGCATTTCTGCCGAACGAATAAAACAGTTATGTGGAATTTTAATAAAGAAATCAACAAAGGCAATAGAAGTTTCAATTCCTTCAATGGTTATTAAATAATCTTTTTCTTTTAAAGCATTATGATAGAAATCAAAAACCATATCATAACCTTTCCATGCTACACATCTTCCAAGCCATTTCAAATGTTTTGGGTCTTGTTCGTCAATATCTTTCCAATATTTCGCTCTGGCTTCATCGAAATTAAACGCCGGCTGAGTTGTTTTCAAGGGAAGAGTTTTAACATCATCATTGCCCATAAACATTTTAAGCGGATTACCTCTATTCTTATTTTTTACTAATCCTGCTACATAATTAGTTTTAGTATGAGTATAAAAGGCGTCTATAGAATCAAAGGTTTCATCAATACATGCATTTCTCTGAATAGAAGAAGAATTATGATCAAATAAAATAGCGTATTTTTTTATTTTAACTTCTTTTAATAATTTTTTAAAAGATTCTTTTATAATCTCGTCATGTGACACGGCCGGTAAGGAATTAATAACTACTAAATCACCTTTTGTGTTTATTTCATCTATTAAAGACTGAACCGCATCAGTATTTTTAAATTTTACTCTTTCAATAGTTGAATCAAACGCGTTATCTCTAGTCCATTTTTTGTCGTCGACTGCTACAATTTTGCAAGGTTCATTTATTCTTGCAAAATATTTTGACATTTCTGTAGAAAATTGGGTAGGTCCGCAACCTTCAACGCCTCTTCCTAAAATAATGTATTTCATAGTTTTACCTCTTCTATTTTTATATTCGCTTCTTGTAACATATCTTTAGTAAATTTATAGGATTTTTTCCATTTATCTTCTATTTTTTCAGCAGCAGACCAGTAAACTCTTTTTATACCAACTTGTATAATACCTTTTGAGCATTCTGAACAGACAGGCAAACCCCATACAAACATTTTTGCACCATCTAAAGATATTCCATTATAAGTAGCATTGTAAATACAATTCATTTCTGCATGCACTACATACTTATATTTTTCTTCTCTAATATCAAGTCTATAATCATCCAAAATATTTCGCGGAAATCCATTAAACCCTTGAGCTAAGACTTGTCCTTTATTTCCTATTGCAACTGCACCTATTTTTCTTGAGGGGTCGCGACTCCAAGTAGAAACTTCTTTAGCGAGTCTAATGTATCTTTTAACCCATTTATCGTTTTCTATCTTCATTTATTTTTTCTATTTAAAAAATCTCTATTAGGGTCTTGTCCGTCAATACCATTTCTAATATAACTTACTAAAAATGACGAGTAATTAATAAGATCTTTTCCAGAATCTTCAAGCGATTCAAAGTTAGGTTGATAATTTTTATCGTGTTGCATTGCCTCAATTACCGATCTAAGTCTTAATGTTTTAGCATGAACAATATCTAAAATGGTCATAATGCCATTCGGATAATAATCTGCTTGTTTCACAATTGAATTAGGGTTTTGGTAATCTCTTCCCTTTTTTTCTTGTAACTCAACGCATTCACGTAATATTTTTACTGATTCTTTTTCTTCTTCCATAATTTTTCTACAAATTTAAAATGTCTTTCATACACATGTAAAGATGCTGCTTGCCAATGGATATCTCCACAAGGGATATTTAATTGCTTAGCCATTTTTTCTTGAATGTATTTAGCCCAATGATAATCATTAACATATCCAAATACTGCATCGTTTGAGCGCATCATTACTACAACATTAAGTTTACCATTTCTGATAAGATAAGTATGAGCAAAGGTACATATAAAATCTGACATACCATCAACATTAAAATCTGTATGCATTGACGGTCTTTGATAAATCATTGTGGCTCTGCGAGAATCTGGATTTCTGATTAATTCAGATACGACATTATCGTATTGATAACCATTATTTTTTGAATATATTAAATATCCATAATTGGAATTTATTTTTCCATTGTCAGATGCAACTGCATTCCAGATTGCGGGTGTTTCACCAGGAATATCATCAACCTTTAAAGATTGACTTTCGTACCATTTAATTTCTCTTTTTACATAATCTAAATTAGGCTTACGTATTATTGTATCTTGATCTGCTAAGAATGAAGCACCTACAATCTCTAGCGTTTTTACTCCAGTTTTATCAATAACTAATTCATTGTTTTTGAGTTTATCAATAAAAATATTTCTAATATCTTTAATTTTCATAATGCTAATTATATCATATTTTTAGACGATTGTAAACAATATTTTATTCTGATATTAAATTACGTAGTGATTTATAATCTTCTCCGTAAGCGTTAGAGTATTTTCTGAGTGTATTAGCAACATTAACATTATATATTACTGCTAAAGAAATCATTTCTTTAATATACCATTTCATTTTTCTTAAACCTGAATTAGTAGTATATCTAACGTAATTATTTTTGTTTATAACTTCCCATATTTTTATATAAGATGTATCATCATATTCAACAAATATTAAACGATCAATATTTAAACATTTTTTACTTTGCGACAATGCACAAGAAAGAGTATGATCATAATGCATTCTGGCTTGCGTTTTAACTTCAAAGGATTTTCCGAAAAAATCATAACCATCTTTTACGTTATCATAATAATTTTCAGAAAGGTTTGCAGAAAAATGATGTTTTATTATCGCTTCGCCTATATCTCCTACTATTTTAGAATCGTGTTCTTTGTAGTTTATCTTTTCAAGTATTATGTCCATAAATGATGCCTATTTTCTATAGTCCAAATAAACCATTTTGTATCTAAGTTTATAATTCTTTTTTCTATATCGTCGTATAATCCATAAGTTTCTTCGTAACTATATTTGAATGTTATCGAGCCATTTTCTCTTATTTGCATATCATCAGTGGGTACCTTATCTAGTTCTTCCTCTTGCATCTTTAAAAGCTCAGGTTTTTCTTCTTTAAACCATTTATATGCCATTTTTAGATTTTCCGCAAATAGAGCATGTTCTTCTTCTTCAAAGTCAAAATGTTCCAATGGTTGTTCTTCTTCGACTAATTCAATGATCACGCCAGAAAGAAATCCCTCCATTAAAACATCTTTATCTTGCCATTTATTCCAATTAACGTATTTTTTTATCCATCGTTGTTGAGGGAAAAAAAAATCTTTAATATTATAATAAATATTTTTCATTTTATTCAATTTCAAAGTTTTCAAATGTATATTCTTTTAATTTAACAGATTGAATACGATTAAAATTAAAACTTCTCCATCCTTTTGATTCTAAATCAAAAACTCTAATTTGTTCAGAAGCATCTTGATCAAAATTTGATGTTCCTTTTGGTACGAATTCTTCTGCAAGAGATTCAATTTGGCGAGTACAACTCATTACCCGAGTATCGCCATTCGCCTTTTCAAAAGTAACAATTGCGCGAGAGTTTGTTTTTAATAGATCTAATAGTATTTTTTTGTTCATAATATTTCGTGGTTATCGTTAGTTAAAGTGTTTATCCTTGCAACAATAAAAGCAAGAATAATATAATAATTAATGTTAAAAAAATCGTTGTCATATTTTTATTCTCATGTTTATTAGATCGAATTCTTTGATTTTAAATTCGCCTCTTCTTGTATTACAAATCCATTCATTTACTGAAACCTTTTCTTTAAGCTTACACCTACCATAACATCTGGAATATAAAATCCTACCTTTAAAAAGATCACAACTCATTACTTTTCTTGTAACTCCTAGTCTAGTATTTTTCATATTGATTAAAGTCTGCCATAAGATTTTGCATTTTTAGCTTCTTCTTGCTTTCTTTTAGTCATAACTAGCAAATCAAAACACCTTCAGAAACTTTAGCATTTCCAAAAACTTGAGCATCTCCAGAAACTACCGCATCTTCAAAAACTTCAGCATTTCCAGAAACTTTAGCATCTCCAAAAACTGCAGCATTATCATAAACTTGAGCTTTTCCATAAACTTCAGCATATCCAGTAACTTGAGAATTTCCAAAAACTTGAGCATTTTCAAAAACTTCAGCACTTCCAGAAACTACTGCATATTCAGAAACTTCAGCTTTTCCAGAAACTGCTGCATATTCAGAAACTGCTACACTACCAGAAACTTTAGCGTTTCCATAAACTTTAGCGTTTCCAAAAACTTCAGCATATCCAGTAACTTTAGCGTTTCCAGAAACTACCGCATCTCCAGAAACTTGAGAACTTCCAGAAACTAAAGCAGTTCCAGAAACTTCAGCATTATCAGAAACCCAAGCATATCCTTCTTGGCTCAAGTTAGATTCTGATTCAATAAAACCGCCTAAGTCGCCCTTTTTAATAAAACCGAAATCCTTAAGGGCTCTTATTTGAGTTAAATTTTCTTTTTTATTTGTTGTCAATTCGTATTTCATATTTGTCGTTTTTGTTGTTATCTTGATTATGTATATATTATATCATAAAGCACAACAAAAGTACACTACTATACTGTATTGATATTCAATAACTTAAGAAATTTTATGAAACTAATTTTAAAAATTTAACTTTTTATTTCACTGAAATTATTATTTTTTATAATTTCTATTTTACGGTCAAATTTATTTTCCATAAGATTAGAATCATGAGTAATAATAAATGTGTTAGTATCTTTGGGTTGATCGTAAATTAGTTTCATTAAATTTTCAGAACCATCTGTGTCTAAATTTCCAGAAAAAACTTCATCCAGAATTAAAAGATTAGTGAATGCAGAATTTTTAAGTCTAGCAATATGTCTCCAAGTAAATAAAAATGCTAAATCAATTCTTGCCTTTTCTCCTTCACTAAAACTCGAGTATTTAAAAACATCGCGATGTCGTGATTTTATAACTTCATCAAATGTATCATCGAGTTCAAGCTTGACAAACAAATCTAAATCATTCAAATATTTATTAATCAGTTTATTCATTACTGGTAGATATTTGGCAATAATTTTTGCCTTTATACCAGAATCTCGTAACAACTCACTTGCTGCTAAATAATACTCTTGAGTTTCTTGTAAATCACCTTTTTCATTAAGTAGGTTTTCTTTTTTATCTTTGTTTTGATCTAAAAATGATTGAATTTTTTCTATTTTAGAAACATCTACTTTTTCGTCTTCGGAATCCAATACGATCAGTTGCTTATCTAAATTAGAAATAAGCTGTACATTCATTCGTATGTTTTCTTCCAAATCTTTCAGTTGCGTTATAGCATCTGATAATTCATTTATTTTAGAGTTTTTAGCATCTGCAGCAATCTCCAAATCTTTTTTATTTTCATCAAGTTTTAATAATTTTTTATTATACTCTTCAGCTTTTAAAGACGCTATTTCTGAGTTAATTTTTTGTTCACAAGTTGGACATACATCAGTTTCTGAGAAAAATTTATGATGTCTTTTTGTATTTTTAATTTCATTATTAGTTTGAGAAATATCATTCTTGTATTTGTTATATTCTTCGTTTTTCTTCTGTATCTTTTTGTTAATCACCGGAAGATGTTTTGTAACAATAGAAACATTTTTTATATTTCTTTTATTTAATAATTCTTTTTCTTTTTCTAACTCTTTTCTTTTCTTTTCGTTTTTTACAGATTCTTTCAATGAAATTTCTTTAAGCTCTTTAATATGTTTTTCGTTTAAACGAATTTCAGTATTAGTAAGTTCTATTTTATTATTTAAATCTTTTAGTTCATTTTTTGAAACCGCAAACTTCTCTTTTAGCAAACGATTCATATTAGCAAAAACAGAAATATCTAACAAATCCTCAATTACTATTCTTCTTTGTCCAGTCGGTAATTGCATAAAAGGAATAAAATTTCCAGAACCTAATACCACAACTTGGTGAAAAGATTTATAATTGAGTTTTAATATATTATCTTCAAGTATTTTTTGATAATCGCGATTATGTGATTCTTGATTAATTATATTACCGTTCAAATATATTTCAAAAATATTAGGTTTTAATCCTCTAATAATTTTGTATTTTTTTGAACCTATACTAAAATCCAATTCAACTATACAATTTTTGTCATTTATAGAATTTACTAATGCTGGTTTATTAATATTCCTGTGGGCCTTTCCAAATAAGGCAAAAGAAATTGTATCTAGTAAACAAGAACTTTTTCCTGCTCCATTTGTACCAGATAACAAAGTTGTGGATGTTTTATTTAAAGAAATTTCTATAGGATTGTTACCGATTCCTAAGAAATTTTTTGCAGACAGTTTTTCAAATATAATCATAATTTAATTGTTTATAAACCGATTTGTTGGGCCTCAATAAGCAGCTTTTGCATAACATTATTTAAAACATCTTTGTTTAAATTAGTATTTAACGAATTAATATAACCCTCCATTAATCTAGGAGTGTCAAGAACTTCTAAGTCTTTATCATCAATTTTATCTGCAGAATATTCATCATAAGATTCTATTATTTTTAAGTCAGCCGGTTCACAACTTTCAATTTCAGTAATCCATTTATCAAATTCATACAAATCATCTTTTTTTACTACAATCGCCTTAACAAAAGTATTATTTAATTGATCTTTTTGTATTATCGTTTTATCTTTTGACGACGTATAGCATACCTTATTAAATAATGTTTTGCTGTTTCTTATAGGTGTCATTTCTCTAGTATCAGTATCTAATACATGAAAATGTTTAGGGTCCCAAGAATCAGCCCAGGTCAATTCATATTGAGTACCCAAATAATGAATATTGTCTTGGCTGGATTTAGTATGATAGTGTCCCGTATACACATCATCAAATTTAGCAAAGGTTTCTTTTGAAAAACCATCAGTAGATTTGGCAATTCCTCCTTGTATCATATCAAAACCAACTACATCAAGATGTCCAAATAAAATCTGAGCATTAGTTTGTTTAATATATGACATTATACTTTCTTCATTTTCTGGACAAATCCAAGGCAATATACCTATTTCTAAATCATCAAATTTTTTAGTCAAAGGATTTTCTACGACTTCAATGTTTTCATAACGAGACAGTAATAATTTAAGACTATTTAATGAATTAGTGTTTTTCCAGAAACAATCGTGATTACCTAAAGAAACGGTCATTTTAAAACCTAAAGATTTGATCTTATCTAAAATTCTTTTTTCAACTTTATTTAATGTTTTAAAATCAATAGTTCGCCTGTTATCAAAAAAATCACCTAGATGGGCAATTTCTTTTATATTGTTTTCAATCAAATAAGGAAAAAATTTATCTTCAAAAAAAGAGAGTTGATATTCTAATAAAAGATCATTTCCTTTTTTGGCACCAAAGTGAGTATCGTTTATAACTGCTATTTTCATATTTTACTCAAAAAAATTTACTTAAACGTTCAATTTTTTTTCTTTCACTCTTTTTTCGTTTTTTATTTTTAGGGACGTATTTTTCTATTAGTTTGTCAAGTTTTTCTTTATCATTAAGTGCATCAGTATTATTACGTATTTTATTAACAATTGAACCGGAATCTGAAAAGTCATCGCTGACATTAGCATATCCACTAATATCTGCTTGGTCCATAAACATTAATTTAGTTACATATTGTTTTTCCTCTTTTTGGATACGCCTTAAAAATGCAAACCAAGCAATCTGAGAAAAATAAGAAAAGGCATTAAGCTTTTGACTTTTTGTAATACCAGTATGTGTTTTCCCTGGCTTCAACGCCTTTTCCTTATCGAAATTAGTTACAGCCTTTAAACAATTTTCTACAGCATCTGCGATCATTTCGTCTTTAAATGAATACGAATAGAAACTAGATCTTGATCCTAGCTTTCGACATATTTTCAGAATACACTCTCCGATATAATGAGGTACAATAGGTATGTCTTTTTTATCTTTCTTAGCATTATCAACTTCTGTTACATAATCGACAACGGCTTGAGAAAAATCTTTATTATTTACATAATGTTCTTTTTTATTACTCATATTTGTTTTCTATTTTTTATTAATTATACTTAATTATATCATAAAAAAGGCCACTTGTAAACACAATTCTTATAAGATAACATATTGAATAAAAAAATTCAATAGTGTTGCATTATAGTGTTGACAGGTTTTTAAAAATTCATTATAATATTCTAAGACAAACTAAAATAAACAAGAACTGAATTCAATATAATTGAATTGCCCGAAGGGCATTTAGTGGAGCCTGCGACACTAAATTAATTAAAGATCTTTTGACTCGACAAGCTCGTCAAAAGAGCGGCAAGCCGCAAATCTTATTTAAATCATTGGATTTTCTAATAACTCTTTTGTAATTATATTAAGAAATATTAAAGACATGGTATTATTTGGTTCAGAAAATGCTACTACATGATTTTTATTAATTTCTACGAATGCATCTGTTTTATTATTAAATAATGAACAATAAAAATATTCATCATCTACTATTTTAATTAACAACGCATATTCTACTAAGATAATATCATCGAATCTATCTATTACATTAGCGAAAACTTCTTCTCCAGACGATAGTTTTAAAACTACTAATTCTAGTTCTTCTTTTATTTTTTCGATTTCTAAATCTATCATATTAAAGATTTATAGGAAAAATATTGAAATCAAATTTTTCTTTGTTATATATTTCTATTCTTTTTTTGCCATGATTGTAGGTATAATTTTTTCTTCTTTTCCACGTTATATCATCAGTAATATCAAATAAATTAGTAACATTTCGGTTATTTGAAATACGTAATCCTCTGCCGATAGATTGTAAAACCTTTATTTGAGATTTTATTGGTGCAGCAAAAATGATATTTTCAAGACATTTAATATCAATTCCTTGCGAGAAACTTCCGAGTGATGCACAAATAATTGCCCCTTGTTGTTTTTCTAATAACCCGCGAATTCTTTCTCTTTCTTCTACCTTTATTTCGCCAGAAATATAATAACATAAATCTTTTCTTTCTTTTGGTAACTTTTCTTGTATAAGTTTAAATAAGGGTTTACCATGTTTTTCTACATAATTAAATAAAACTAAAGTATTAGTATCATCTTGATCTACTGCTAAGTTAGCAATAAAATTATTTCTTTTTCTATTTGAAACTAAAAAATTAATTTCATCTTGATATGTTATTTTTCCAAATGCTTTGCGGTCTTCTTCGGGGTGCTTTAATACTAAACATTGGATATCTAATTTTGCGAGAAAATTTCTGTCTTGAAGGTCTTTAGTTTTTACTGCGTTATATTGTGGTCCAAAAGAACCTTCTAAAACTAATTCGTGAACCTGAGAATCATCTGCTGTTAATGTTCCAGTTGTTCCTATTCTAACATAAGCATTACTCATATTATTAGAAATTTTTTGTAAAGAGGCCCCTTTTGCGGCATGCACTTCATCACACAAAAACATTCCAAATTGCTCAAACCATAATTTATCTAAACGGAAAATGCTTTGCCACGTTGATATAATTACAGATTTTTCAGTATTCTTTTCTTTCCCACTGAAAATTTGGTGAATATCTTCTTCATTGAATGAATCATCAATTGAAGAATAAAATAAAAAATCTTTAGTTAATTGTGAAACCAATTGCACGTTAGGAACTACTATTAATACTTTGTTATCTAAATCATGCTCAAGAAAATAACGTATCATTAAATACATCATAAATGATTTTCCAGAACCTGTTGGCGAAATTAACAACCCTCTTTGTTGTTTCATCATTTGAAAAAATGAGTTAATTTGGTAATCTCTTTTCTCTATTTTTTCTGGTATTTGTATATTATTAATGAACTCTTCTAATACACGCTTCGATGCAGGAAGTCTAGGTTTTTTTAGATCTTCAGATATTGAAACATCGTATTGTCTTGTATTTGCAAAATCTATTATTTTTTCAATTAATCCAAACGCAATAGAGTTATTTCTTTTATTGAATAACCTTATTTTCCCATCCCATTGACCACTTTTAAATGCTGGAGTATATTTTGCGTTAGGAACTTCAAATGTAAAATGTTCCGATAATTCTAATGCTATACCTTGATCAGTTTCTATTTGTAAAGTAGCCTCATTTATCTTCTTTAGGTGTAGTTTGTCCATGATTAGATTTATCTAATTTTTTAGACACAGACTCACACACAACACATATATCATTTTCTACATCTTTATGTTCGTAATATATTTTATTACAACTCGAGCATCTTCTTGATTCTAAATTAGTTTCCATTAATAAACTTTTTCCACTCGAGTACATTCTTAACATGGGTGTGACGCCAACGTAATGTTTGAATAATATCATCGAGTGTTTCAATTATAACTTTTATATATTCTAACTTATCGTTTAGTTTAATAAGGTCTGGGTCTGCATTATACCAATTATCCAAATCGCTTTTTAATGGTTTACTACAACCAGAAAATGGATCATAATCCCAGTCTCTTTTATCCATTTCAGCTTTAGACATTTTACCAGAATAATAAAGTTGTTTATCCTTTTTGATAATATCACCTTTTACTTTATTCTTTCTTAATTGTAACTTATATAAAGAAAACATTTCTAAATATTTGGCATGCAATCTTGAGGTTTTGATTGTCTCTGAATCAAGGTTATTTTCGTCAAATTTGGCGTCTTCTGCCCATTGAGCTAAAATATCTTCTAAGGATAATAATGTTTTCATAATATAATTTATTAACAGAAAAAGTCATCAGTAACATATAACGTGTTACTGAAAATATTATTTGTTACTAATATTGTGAGACCATTTCAAATCGGTCATATCTAAAAGTTACAGACGCCTGTTGATATGTAACATCAGTCGCCCTTAAATCAAAATTCAAAGATGGTAAATTTGTAGGAAAACACGAAATAAATTTGAATTGTCTATTTGTAGTGTTATGCGAATTTAATATTGATAATGTAATATCTTTGAATTTAATTCCTTCACGATTTGCCATTATCCAGTTATAAATTTCTTCATAGTTTTTCATTTCTTCGTCAATGGCAAAAGATACCGTTAAGGGATCATAATTTATTGTATCACCATTAAAATACCCTTCTTCATTTCTAAAGGGACTAGCACTTTCTCCTAATGTTAAACCGGGCAAATCTACATTAGTTATGAAATACTCGACATTTGCAAATTCATCTCCTTCAATTACTATCTTGAATGCGAGATTGCCTAAAAAATTTTGATTATCTGTTATCATTTAATTTATTTTATTGTTTTTCCAGTAGAACCAAACAACACTTTAAATATTTGGCTTTTGCCGATTTTTCTGATGTAACCATAATTTAATAATTCTGGAAACTTGTCAATTGAAACTTTAGCGTCTGCTGGCCAATCTTTTTTATCAATATCTTTAATTGCAGTAAGATCTTTTTTAAGAATACTTTTTACTTCAGATGGTTTTTTAGCAAATAATTCCAGAACTGACCAAGGAACTGTCTTTAAAAGAAAGCCTAAAGCGCTTTTACTTTTTTCGCCAAAAGATCTTTCTAGGTCAGCTTTAATCATACCCTTTGCAATTTCTTTTGCCTTAGAATTATCTTGCTTTATGGCTAACGCAACTGATTTTCTTCCACCCTTATCTTTATATAATATTACTGCTAAAACTATTTTATTTTTAACATATAATTTCCAGAAAGGTATATTGTCAATCATATCATTTTTGGAATTAAAACCAGAACCTTTTATTCCACCAATATCTGCATAAGCAATCTCTAACAAATTCCAAACTTGATCTACGTAGAATTTTTTAGTTTCAATATCATCAATAAGATTTAAAAAAGTCTCCGATAATATCGCCTCAGCCGTTTCTATGATATTCATAATATTATTTATTAAAAACCATACGAGACATCAGCAATATCTTTAAATAAACGAATAATATCTAAAGACTCACTCATATGATCGAATCTATGGCTTCCGCCATTAAACATTTTCATATTGTTGAAATTTTTAAGCTTGAGTTTTTCTAGTGTTTCTTCGCTATCAAATAACTCATCATCTTTATCCAAAAGAATTAAGCCCATATCATTGTCTGGAAAGTTTGGATAAGATTTATAAATGTCTTCGTTTACTTTAAACCGATTTTTAAGATTTTTTTCTGGATTCAAACTAGGATTAATAGATACAAATGGTAGACCCGCTTTTACACCTAAATGAGCGGCCATAAATCCTCCTAAAGAAGTACCAACTAGAAGATCTATTTTTTGTGCAAGAATTTTTTCTAAAATTTCATTATATAAGTCTATGAAATTTTTGTCTTTATAATCTAAATCAATGATAAAGACATTGCCTAATTTTTCTAATTCTTTTACTTTATTGGATTTTTTGTAAACATCATCGTTATGTTTCCACCCGTGTAAATATAGTATATTCATATTATTGTCTTTCATGTATATATTATATCATAATTAATCGCAAAAGTACACAAATATAATTCATTGACTGATAATAACCTATAAAATTATTTTAAAGAACTTTTAAAAATTTCACTTTTTTACGACATAAAAAAAGACTGACTCCGAAAAGTCAGTCTTAAAAGAATTAAATTCTTTGTAATAGCTTAGGCTACATTGATGTTCAATACCTTAAAGATACGACCATAGTTGTTAGAGCGATTAGCTCCTGGGCCAGTACTAGTTGATACATAAGGATTCGCTTGAATCGCATAACGAGTCTTGAATCCGATACGTGGTTGAAATGTATCTTCAGCAGTTGCTTTAACCATGCTCAATGGTACATATGGGCAATAGAACCAACCTGCATCATAAGGATTATTTCCGCGATATACTAATGTAGCATAATCAACAGTTGAATAAGGATCGATGTAAACACCAATTCTTCCACCAACCATACCCGCAAAAGTACTTCCAGTGTCATCAACATTAAGTTGAGTGCTCATTGCTGGAGTGTAATCGAGTACACCTGCAGCTGAAAGAGCAGAAGCAACATTAGAGGAACAGATAAGTTTATTACCTTTACCACGACGAGTTCCTTTAGCAATTGCATTAGCTTCTAATTCGATTTGAAAAAGAAGAGATTTGAATTTTTCAACTGCCCAACGACCGTCTGCATCAGCACTCAAATCGAATGTTCCAGATACAGAAGTTCCAGAACAACCTAATACTGATTTAGTATTAATTGTACGGATCATTTCACGATTGATTTCAGCAAGAACTTCAGTGCTAAGAATCTTAGCAAGCTCATTTTCTGCATCAAGACCATGAATCAACTTCATGTCGTGAGCCATTTCTGTAGTGTAATCCGCAGAGATACCACGACCGACCGCTTCAACTGTCGCACGCTCGATGGTGAAACCCATTTTGCTGAATTCATTTCCAGAAGTTCCAAGACCTTCAAGAGTAGTAGTATCTACACCTGTACCTGCACCATAAGTTGATACATCAAATGGATCGTTTCCAGTTTGACCAGAAGTTCCAGTGAAAGCAGTATCTGCTTCATTGAATAGTGCTTCAGTATCACTAGTAGTAACAGTATTAGTTCCTTTTCCATTGTAGCGACTCTTCATTGCGAAGATGTAACCAGTAGGACCGTTCATGGGCTGAACACCCGCGACATCAAAAGCTACCAAATTTGGCATTGATCTACGAACCATGGAAATGATTACGGGATCAAAATTAGCAATTGCTGCTGTAGTTTGAGTTGGAGCTGCAGATTCTGTCAACATACCAAGTTCTTCATTATGAACTTGTTTAGTGTTTTCGAGTAATTTAGCAGTAACAATTTTACGATAGTTATCGTTGATTGCTGGGACATCTTTATGCTCAAGAAGAGCTTCCCAACGAGTTAATAGTTCGTTTTTATCTTTCATTTTGTTTCAATTATTATGGTTTATAATTATAATTTAATGACTTAAGAAACTGACATATTTGGCAATTTCTGGATCAATTCTTTTTGGTTGATCGCCTTCGGGTTGAATTTCTTCACCTTCAACGATGGTTTGAGTTTCGGACGTTTCAACTTCTTCAAAAAGCTCTTCAGCTTCTTCTTCGATTGCATCTTCAGTTCTGACGTTAAACACCGATTCTTTAATCGTATTGAGTTTGCTTTGGAATTTTTCAACAGACTGAAAATCTAGTTCAGCAGTCAATCTTTGCAATTTTTCTGCTTCAGTATCAGTCAAATCTTTAGAAGATTCTGCTAAAACTTGTTCACGTTTTAAAGAAATAACACCCTCAGCCAAGCTTTGTAAGTCGGAAGCAGATTCTTCTAATTCATCTCTTGTTTGCTCAAGCTCAGATGATAGTTCTTCTACTAGATCACGTTTGCTTTCTGGAACCTCAATATAAGATTCTACGAAAACGCCTTGAAGCTTTTTCATAAAATTCTCTGCGATTTCAGTTCTACAAACAGATTCTACAAGCCCTTGATTTTCTTCTACAAACGCCTCAACTACATACCCAAGGTATGAATCAATTTGGTCTGTAAAATGGTCTCGTACTTGTTCTAATTCGCTGCGAAGTTTTTCTTCGTGTAGTTCTTCTAGTCTTTCCTTCTCAATAACAATCTTTTCAGAAATGGCCGCTTCAAATAAGGTTTGAGCCTTTTCTTTAAATCCTTCAGAAAGATTGGCTTCAGCAGAAACTAAAATTTCTAAGCCTTCTTTCATCTTTTTTCCAGATTTTTTGTATTCGGTCATTTTTTTGTCTTCGTCTTCTGTTTCATCTTCAGATTCGTCTTTGTCTTCGTCCTCAGATTCGTCTTTGTCCTCAGATTCGTCTTCTGTTTCATCTTCAGATTCGTGTTCGTCTTCGTGTTTGACTTTCTTTTTCTTAGAATCAGCCTCAAGAATTCTGTCAATTTCTTCCGAAATAGAAAGCTCTTCCTGCTCTTCTTGAGAAAGTAAATCTGCATCCACGTCTTCAACTATATCTAGTTTTTCTTCGTTCATTTTATTTTTGATTTACATTTTTCTAGTTTGAGAGGAAATCGCTAAGACTTCTGTCTCCTTATTTTTCATATAACCCATAATTTAAACTATCACTATATCCATTTTATAAAAAAATCTTATTGTATTTATTTATACAAAGTACAAATTCGTCTTACTTAAATAACTCGGGGAAAAAATCTTCTATATCTTCTTTTTCTAAACCATAAAAATCAGATTCCAAATATTTAATTATGTCTTCAGCTTCACCTGTTAGATCTGCTGTTAGATTTGCTGAAGGACCTGATCCTTCAGCTGGAACTAATTTGACTTTAAATTTTTTAGCAGCCTTAATAGAATCTTTATCAGTTGTTCCAGGGCTATAATCTACGTTTATCGTAATTTTCTTTTCAGAAAGAATTGTTAGTGCCTTACTAATTAAGGCGTCATCAAATTGTGATATATCCATTTTATTTTTATTTTTATTTTTATTTTATTTGTTGTAAGAAATCGGCGAAAATTTTAATTTGTTGTTCTTCAATCTGTCTTAAAGATAATTTTTTAATTTTCTTTTTAGCTTTTTCAGAAATTTTAGCAACAAGTTCGTTACCCTCAAAAAAATATTCAACGCCTTCCATTATACCATTGACAAACGCAGCTGGTGCAGAAGGATCTAAAACGACATCAACTGTATTTACCATAAAATCTTCGTTGACGATTGTTTTTCCACTTTTTTTAGCAACAGTTCCAACGCCTCTTGAAGAAACACCAATTTGTCCTCCACTCTCCATTAGTCCTTTAACAGTTTGACCGCAAGGAGTATTGAGAATAAGTGCTTTACCTATTACATCATTTTCTTTAAAATTTAATTCAGTAATTCTATGAGAAACTCTGTCTGGATTAATCTTCGGTGAAGAAGGGTGTTCCAATTCTCCAAATGCCCGGTTAGTATCAACAAAATCTTTAACATATTTATTGACTGCAGATTCTAGTACAGGTTTAGGATATATTCTTTTGTTACGATTTTCTACTTCACTTTGCATAAAAATTCCTTCAATAAAAGAATTTTTATTTCCGTCTTTGGTTTCTTCAGTGAGTAATTTTACCTCAGTGTCAAGAGCTTCTACAATAAATTTCATAATTATATTTATATATTTATTAGCCTCTAGCTAACTCGATCTGTTGTGCCAATTGAAAAATATGAAAATCTGCCGTATCTTTTTTAAATATATTTTTACCTTCAGGATCTCTTTCTCCTTGCTGATATGCCTTTGTTTTTATCAATTGTTTAGTTAATTTGGCATCGTCATAGATATCACCGATAATTTTTTCTACGTCAGCATCAGTAGTTTTTGCGTTTCCACCTTTTACAAAATCTTTAGCATCAACTGATTCTGTTACAGAAGATAACGCAAATATTTTACTTGCCGTTTTAAGCTTTTGTACTTCCATTTCATCTTTAAAACGGTCGTTTAATGCCGTTTGTGTATTTGAAATAATTTCGTCGTGATCATCATTTATGATCGAATTAAAAATGTCTTGTGCAATTTGGCTACTCATAATTATATTTATTTATATGTTATTAAAAATCGTCGTCTTCGTCGTCACCTTTATCTTTTTTCTCTTGTTCAATTTCTTTATTCATCTGTTCAATTTCTCCGTCGCTTTGACGAAGAATATTTTTACGAACCCAATTATCTGAAAAATATTTACCAGTATATTCTTCAATACTTTGTATCATTTCAAGTCTTTCTCTGAGAAGTTCTGTTTCTTTAAGCTCTGAAAAATAATTATCTTCAATGAAATCTATCGAAATTTGCTCTTCTAGTTTTGACCATTCTTGTCTAGTAATTACCTTTTTTAGTAAAAGCTGAATTCGTAAAGCGTCAATTAAGATAAAAGAAAAGTTTTTACGAATATTATTAATATATCTTTGAAAATTAACTTCGTCTCGCGTAATTTCTGATGCTCTCCCAACTGAAAATGCGTTTTCAGCCTCTAGGCGTGATGTTGGAATATTTAAAGACTTAAACATTTTCCTTTGAAAATAAATGACGTCTTCAATATCTCCTAAAGATTGACCTGCACCAAGAGTAGTAACTTCAGTACCTCTACCACCTTCAGTTCTTGGTAACCAAAAATCTTCTAACATCGACATATGTCTGGCATCATCTTTAATTTCGCCTGAATTAGCATCATAAACTAATTTGTTGCGATATTTAGCCATTAAGCTTTGAACGTGTTGTTCAGCTTTAGTCTTAGGTAAATTACCAGTATCAATATAAAATATTCTTCTTTCTGGTGCTCTTACAATTCTATATACTACTAAGGCATCTTCAAGCATTTTCAGATTATTAATTGCCTTAAGAGCTTTATGTAAATGTGAAATAATTCGCATATTCGTTTCATCAGTCTTACCAGAAGTGGCAGAAACGATTGCATCTTTTGCTATTTTTAATGACTGCGTAACACCTCTTTGTGCAACTTGAGAACTTATAGTATTGGCATCAGAATATAAAAAATATTCATCTATAACCTTCAATCTTTCAAATTGTTTATTGCCTTCTCCGAGTTTTTCTTTTTTTATTTCTTTTACCTTCTTTATACTTAGAGGATCTAATAATCTTAGTTCTTTTATTCCTTCAGATAACTTTTTGTCATTAACAATCACATGAAAATAAATTCGGCCATCTATATACCAATCCCTGAAATATTCTTCTGCACGGCGATTAAATTTAAACAAACGTAAAATCTTATCGAATTCATCGTTTATCTTTTCTTTAATATCATCCGATAAATCGACATTATTTTGCATATCTAATTTAACAGGGGCACCTTCTAAACCAGAAGAAATCGCACCATTTACAATATGGTTTATGGCCAAATCTACTTCTGGAAAATTTGATGCACCTCTATATTTCAAGATCAAATCACTATCGGATGCGCCATATCCAGCATCAAGATTGACATATTCACCAGTCAATCCTCCAGCATCTACAATATGTGTTGCTCCATCATTGGTTTGCGCTGGAGCAATAGTTTCGTAGTTTTTATCTACGACTTTGTCTCTAGGATCACCAATTTTTTTAGTTATTTTCCAACCGAATATGTTAAATTCTTTATCTGTTAATGCCATAATATAATTTATATAAAATTAGGAGTTTAGCGCTCCTAATTTTATATTCGTTTTTAATTAACTTGTAGTGTCTGAAGTCCAGTAACTTACTTGCAATTCTACAGTAAATTCCTCAATTGCATCATTTGAATCATAAGCCAAATCTATAGCAGAAACATTTGTAGGAAAACAACCAAACAATTGTACCTCTTTTATTACGTTTTCTTGACGGTCCATTTGCTGAACGGACATATCTGTTTGATACTCCGATGGATTTTGTAAACCTTTATTATTTCTATGTTCATTAATCGCATTCATCCAACGTTCCATAGCATTACGGACTGCGAAATCTGTATCATTAATGATAGTTATTGTCCAAGGTTCAAATGTACGATCTCCTGCAATGTTAATATTTCTTCCTCTAAACGGAACTGCAATATTTCCAACAACACTTGCTGGTAATTGTGCCGCTTTACATAAGAACGACGTTAACTCGGTATCACCTCCAGCAAAACCTGGAAAAGTAATTATCGCACGAAAGAGATTCGCTCTCGCTCCTCCACCTTGTAACCGTGCTTTAAAATCATCTATTGTTGGCATTTTATAATCTTTCCTTAGTTATTCCACAATATTTTACATCATGAAAAATAAAATTTATGGTGTTTTGTTTACTCATTTTTATTTATTATTATTTTTTAGTTTAAGAATAAATTAACAGCAAACAAAATATTTTATTGCTTGCTGTTAAATCTTATTAATTATGATCTACCTATAATTTCTTCAAAATTAACGCCGGTACGAGTAGCAATAAATGTAAGATTGATAAAATTAATACTCTTAGCTGGAGCAATATAAATGTCAGCCACAAAGCGATTACCGTCAATTACTTGAGGAGTATTATTTCTTTCGTCACAATGTACATAAAAATCATACATGCCACGTCTACCTTTTACATCTCGTAAAAATGGTTCAACCATATTACGGAAATTAACACGAGTAAATTCATCGTTTAATTCAAATAATTGAAACTTAGCCGCAGTTGCAATGGCCTTTTCTAAAACAATAAACAATCTACGAACATTAATTCTATCAAACGCTGATGGTTTAGCCTGTAATGTTTTATCACCAAAAAGAACTAATCCTGTTCCAGACTGATTAAGCAAGAAGTTTAATCCGAATTTATATAAAGAATCTCTTTCAGCTTGTTTAGGTAAAAACGCCGCTTTAACTACGCCTTTAATAGAACCACGATTAAATCCAGCAGGAGAAAACCAAGGTTCTGCAACATCATCAGTATTGGCACAAAGACCTGCGATAATTCCTTGATCGCCTATCCATAGAAATTTATCTCTGTATTTGTCATAAACATAAACTGCTGTAGTAGAACCAACTGCGTAAGAACCATCTGCATCTCTTACCGTAATACCTGAGCCCCAATCGAGAACATCAGTTAAAGGATCATTACCAGTAGAATCGGCAATTGGCGGAGATAAAAATGCTACACAATCTTTACGTGAATACGCAATTTCGTGTGCTTTATTCATTATCACATTTGAACCATCTGGGTCTGTTACAGAAGAAAATATCAAAGATATATCTACATTTTCAGAATCATTGAATATGTCAAGTGCAGCAGTAATATTTCCAGCTTCAGCCATTTCAGTGGCATCAGTATCAGAACCATATACTAATGAATAAGAACCTGCAGAAACACTTGCATCTTCATTAAAATAAATCCAATCAGAGTTTTCGTTGATTACATCTTTATAATAATTATTTGAACCATCGTCTTTTAATGCTCCGTCAGTAGTTTGAAGAAACGCCCATTTTTCAACGATAGTACCAGCAGTTCCAGCAAATTCACCATCTTCATCAATGATAATAAGATGAACTTCGTCTCCAGTTGGAGCTGCATCAAATTCATCAGAGTTATTAGAAGTAGCCCAATTAGAGGGACCAATAATTTCAACTTGAAGAGAATTTCCTAATGCTCCAGCATATCTTGCATAAATCGCAGATTGCAAAAGAGTTAAATATTCAAACTGTTCTTCGTTCTTAATTACTACAGAGGCGTCTTTGATTGCAAATGCTGCACCATCAGCTGGAACAGAACTTAACGCAGTCCCTAAAGTAAATACAACAAAACCAGCAGTTCCAGTCGCGTCTGAGTCTGTAATCTCAACAGTATCATCGCCAATAGTAATAAATTTACCATTATAAGCGTCATCAGTTGTAACTAAACCAGAAATAGAATCTGCGACTGCCACAGAGGTTGTAGTAAAAGTTATTGCTCCTGTATTATCATCTAATACATCAGATAATCCGTTTTCATCGGATTGAGCATTAGCATATTTTCCTCCGACGCCAGAATCATCATTTGCTCTTACTGTTTTTAATGCAGAACCATATTTTAAAAATGAGGTTGCAGTGAAAAAAGATTCAGCGGTTAGAGCATCTGGTTCACCAAATACTTTAATTAAATCCGATTCGGAAGATAATAGTTTAATTTTTTCCATCGGTCCCCAGCGGAAATATCCAGCGGTTGCCCCAATAGAAGTAGAAACGGCAGGTATAATTGAGCTTAAATCGAGCTCTTTAACGCTTACGCCAGGTGATACTAAAAATGCACACATTTTGCATTATCCTTTCAATTTATAATAATTCATTTTAAGAGTTTGCATAATAAGGTAATTCATGTAATTATTTATAAAATCGTCAATTTCAGATTATTATTTTTTAAATTCATCTAATTCATAAATGTCACTGACCAAAAATTCATAATGCGATTTAGATGACCTAATATTGCCGGTAACTACAATTCTTACTTTTTTATTTTTTAATTTTTTTATTTCATCTGTACCATAAAGATCAACAATTTGGTCGTTTAACTTTAATTGTAAGGATTGATCTTTAGGAATAAGACTATCTTCTTTAAATAACTCCAAAGATTCGCCATCTTCGACATATACTTTATAAAGATAAAAACCTTTTTCAGAAATGTCGATAAGTTTACCTACAAATTCGTAATCACCTGGAACGAAAATTTCTCTTTTTCCATATAATAAAGTTGTAGCAAATATTAAAAATGCAATAAATATGTGATGTAGTTTTATATTCATATAATCATTTATAACGCCCACACATCTTGTCTTTGAATATCACCATACGTGCCTAATCCATCATCTATAATACCGAATAAAGGAATGTCGTCCAAATCATCTTCATGTTTTTCAAATAATAATTTCTTTAAATCTACGTCTGTTAAATCGGCAAAGAAATCAGATGAAACTATATATGCAAAAAGAACTAAATTCATTGCCATATCATCGTGACCATTTCCACCTGCTGCGTAGCTTGCACCTTTAATTACAAAATTACTTAATTCTTGAATTGTAACTTTATCACATACTTTCAATTTATCTAATTCTATTAAATCTTTTAAATTAGAGCACCCAATTGATTTTACCTTTTTAGTCATAGTAACGCCGATTCCTCCGGCTTTAACCATGCTTTCTACAAAGGTATTTTCATATTCAAAATCATAATAAACACCATTACAAACTACTTGTCCAGCATCATTATTTTCAATAACCACTAACGCTTCATTATATGCTTTTGCGTACTTTACAATAATTGCAGGAAAATGTAATGGCGAAATCATATTATCTCTAAACGTGCATACTTGATAAAATTTATTATCTTCTCCAATTTTTATAATTGTAAAAGTAGAATAATCGACGCCTCTACCCTTTGCCACATCAACTGTCATGACATATTGAGTTGCTGGCTGAGGTTTTTCAAAAACTAAAACATGTTCAATTTGTCTTTCTAAAGGCTCTTCAGCACGTAATCTTAATAACGCTGTTCCAGATATTAAAGAATTAGAAGCCGATACACATTCATTTCCAAACTCTTGACGGAATTTTTCTTCTCCTATATTAGCGATAGTCTCTTTTTTCCAATTTTCGTCTCGTCCAGGCATATCATGCCAATCTACTCTAAATGGAAAGAAATTATTAGTTCCTTGTACTGCCTTTTCGTACATAGTATAAAAAAGATTAGAAGGTCCATTTAAAGTCGATACGATAATTACGTTAGATTTTGTACCACTTGAAATCACTGGATATGTGGATTCAAAAAACTTTTCAGCATTATCTACGAATGCAAACTCATCAAGTAACAAATCAGAAACAGAAAAACCACGAATTGAACTTGAAGAAGTTGCGGCGGCCATAATTTGAGTATTATTACTAAATTCTATATTACCCTTATTCAATGTCTTACATCCAGGCTGTAGAAAATACGGTAAATTCTCTAATGCTAACGTAATTCTACCTAATAATTCTTTGGCTACAGATGCTTTATTTGCAAGAATCGCTATAAATTTTTCTGGATGGAAACAAGCTCTCCATAGATAGTAACCAACTGCTACGGTCGACTTACCTACTTGACGTGAACATAAATTTATTACGAAACGATTATTGACATAATTTTCAATCATCTTTTCTTGGTAATCATAGAGATTGAAAGGAACTAACCCATGATCAATATGAATGACCATCATATAAGTCTTAATAAAATATATGGGGTCTATTGAGCATTTTATATACTCATCTAATTGCTCTTGAGTATAAGGTAATGTAACACCGTTTCGCTTGACTAAAGTATTTCCCAAATATCCATACTCTCTACACTTGGGTACAGTATCTGCTACTCTTTTAGGATGTTGAATTTGTGACATCTTTTGCCTCTCGTTCTTTCTGAATCTGTTTTTGCAGAGACGCAGTATCACCTATATAAACGTTAGTTTGAGTTAAATTTTTGCCGTTGACGGATTCAGTATTATTTTCTCCTTTTTCTTGTTTGACAATATCTTTACGTTTCTTTTGTAGATCAATTAGTTTTTCGTTTGAATCTACGAATGCTTTTAATAAAGTCCCTAAAGATTCTATTGCCCTAGGGTGATCTGCATCTTGTGCTAAAATGGCAGCAGATTCTACTGCATCTGCAGCTTTTTCTAGTGCATTTTTTATATTGCTTCGAACAAATTCTACATCATCTTCAGTATCTATAATTATTTGCTTGTCAAGTTTAGCTAAAGATTTTTCTATTTCTTTGGGATCTACTGGCAAATTTTCTTTTAACTTATCTAATAATGTAGACTTTTCTTTCTTCATAGTTGTATTTATGAAGAATTATTTTTTTTTTTAATTCTGTTTGGTGAAACCAAAATCTGTAGTAATCGTAAAACTATTTGGAGTATCATTGGTGCCTACTGAAACTTTCACTCCGCTTAAAGATTTTTTATCTGCGGCCCAAGCAATTAAATCTTCAGATTTCATTTCTACATCATACGGAACTGCCCAATTTGAAGCTTCAACTGATTTTATTAAAGGTTGTTGAACAACTTCGCCGAAAAACTTAATTTTCATTGCAAAATCCAGTGTGTATATTATAGTTCTACGAGACTCCATATCTCCTTCATAATCATCTTGTACTGATAAACTATTTAATGTCACAGGAACATCTGCGTCTTTACCTTCGCCTTCAAAATCTTTTATGGTTATAGTATATTCTGGTACAAATGAAGGTAAAATCTGTTCAACAATTTGTAATGCCGTATCCATTTCTTTTGCGAAAACATTTAATTGCATTCCAATAGTATAAGGTACAGATTGATAAACGAAAGACTTATCAGTTGAATTTTCAGAAATTGTCTTTTTATTAAATCTACTTAATTTGTTGTCTGCGTCGTACGATATATCCGTGATTTCAAACGCCATTCTTGGTAACTTAATGGCTACAGATTCATCTTCATAATCTGCTTCGGAGTGGATTCTTTGTAAATACTTTTGTTTATTTGAATAACTTAGAGGGACTCTTTCTTCGGTTCCTCCAACTCTTAGAATTTTTAAATTATTAAATAAAGTTCCAAACACTGCCACTACTTTTTGAAGCGTACGATTATAGTTGTGATTTCCTGAGAGCATAGTATTATTTATAAAAAAGGCTCAGAAGTAAATACCTCTGAGCCCTACAACAACAACAAGAAAAAATTATTTATTTTATACAAATTCTTCTAATCTTTTAAATGTAGATTCTGGTTTTCTTACATACCAACAATTATCTTCTTCTTTAAAAAGGTACAAATAAAAATATGATGGATTACTATTTGTAAATTTATCGCAATTAGGATAGATTTCTGATTCTACCTCTTGGTGATCACCACCATTAGATTTTACGTAATACGGCGTTGAGTGATAATCTTCACCTAGTTGTGACATATCTCCGTGCATTATCATTTCTTCTGCCGCTTCTAAATTATTGTATTTCTTAAATAATATTTCGCCAGTGTGTTTAATATATCCGTCAAAATGACAATATATAGATTTTACCATTTCAGTCTTATAATGAATTGCTATTTTTGCGTTAGTTGACATATTATCTCCAATTATTTAATAAGTTTCATATTTGTTGTTATCTTGATTATGTATATATTATATCATAAAACACAACAAAAGTACACAACTATATTATGTTGATAATTAATAACTTAGGAAACGTTTTAAAACTTAATTTAAAAATTTAACCTTTTTAAATTGCATCTGGCATGCCAAACGGATTTACTTTAGTAAAGTCGATAAAATTGTTCCCATCTATTTCAAAATCAGTATTTTCTACCATTTGATCTTTTGCCATTGGTGTCCAATCATCTACAGTTTGGATAGTAGCCGTTGTACCAGAACTATCTCCTGTAATCGTAATCCCAGCAATAAGTGAGGTGTTGGAACCATCATCTGCCTTTTCTGTTACAATTTCTATTGCGCTTCCATCATCTTCAATACCGGCTACCTCAGCAATTACATTAACACCATTTACATTACCAAAAATATCTTCGCCTATATAAAAATCTCCACTTGAAGCAGTAATTTCTAATTTGGTTCTTGGTGCAAAATTTCTTTCAATTACGTTTATTTCGTCTACATCTGTGTCAATTTCTTCAGAAGAGTATTCAAACATTTCTAGTGTAATTGAGTACCCAAATGCACCAAATAATTTAACACCATCATTTTGTAAATCTGCATATTTTATTTCCCATAAGGCCTTGGCATCTGGAATATAAATTAAATCGCCTTCATAAGGTCTTACTTGTTCTGTGTCAGTAATATATTTGCCAACAAATGCAGACCAAGCTCTTTTTGGTATAGTGATCTTTAATTGATCTCTAATACTCATTCCAAATTTTTCAATTAAATCGCCGTCGCCTTCAAAACTATCAAATGACTCAACAGTTGCTTCTATAATATATTGAGAACCAAACTTGACTAGAGATTCTTCATTAAAAATACCATTATAATTAATTATCGTTCTTGGTAAATAATAAACATTAATTCCAGAAAATCTACAAGCTTCTCCGTACAAATCTTCATAAAGACTTGATTCTTCTCTATCGTATTTAGTTAAAAAAGGATTTATTGGCATAATGGTATTTATTTAGTTAATGTCCACTCTTTAAAACTTAATAATTTTCTTGAACTAATAATTTCAAAAAAGGTTTTAGCATCTGGTCCATTTAATTTATCATATTTAAAATGAACGCTAGAGTATAAAGGACGATAATGTAAAGTCATATCAGACGGTACGATCATTAATTGCCCTGTAGTAACCATTTCTTTTTTTTCTGTATTTCCAGTTCTTATTGGATTCAAAAATTTATCTTTGTTTGGACTAACTGAAATGCCATTTAATATATCAGAAGGTTCTAAAACGTTTTCTTTTTTTATTTCTTTTAACGCCACTTCATAACGAACATCCGAACTAAGACGAGCTCTTTTATAATACTCATCATCTGTATTCTTTTTATATCCTAATTGAGGTAATAATACTCCGTGATTACTTCTTACGATGACATCGTCGTCTTTTAATTTAACAAGTTTATGTATGTATTCTCTTGGATTTTCTTTGCTGGCATTTTTTAATTTAACAGTAAAACCTCCTTCTAATAAGTACGCCTCATTATTATTAAAAATAATTGTAGCGCCAGACAACTCTCTTTCAATTAATATTTTTGCTGCGGCCTCTGGAGTTTTTTCAAATAAAGCGACTCTTATCGTTTTACCATCTGGAGCATAATAACCCTGAGTAAATCTTTTACCTTTTTTATTTTTTGTTTTTGATATTATTTTTCCAGCCTCTTTTTCATCTGATTTTACTGCGAAACTAGCAGATAAAATGGAAACACCAAATTCGTTTATTCCTTCAGTCCAACGAGAAGTCATATCATCAATATAAAGGCGTTGAATATCATTTCTATTAGATTGAATTATTTGAATATCGCATTTATAATTACGGTCTCGGTTTTTTACTCCTACCCAACCGTATTTCTCTAATTTTTTTATAGCAATAACACACATAAGATATTATTTATATTATAGTATTGACAGGTTTTTAAAAATTCATTATAATATTCTAAGACAAACTAAAATAAACAAGAACTAAATTTAATTATATTGAATTGCCCGAAGGGCACCCGAGGAACGAGGGTC